AAATAGCGTAAGCAGCGGCAAGAGCCAAGTTTGCTGATTACGATACTGTCATCGAAGGCATCATATCAGATCCAAGATTAGCGCAGAATCCTACTATCCGACAAGCTCTACTGGGCTTAGATAATGGTCCAGAGATTGCCTATATGCTTGGCCGCAATCTAGATGTCGCGTATGAAATTGCTGGGCTTGACAATCCTATCGCTGCTGGCATGAAGTTAGCGGAAATCATTAACCGCGCTCCAAGGGCTAAGTCTAACGCTCCAACTCCGATCAAGCCACTCAATGGTGCTGCTGGAGGAGTTCCAAGGAACGTTAAGAACTATGCTGAGATGACAACTGTTGAATATATCGCCGCTAGAAACGCTGAAGATCTAGCTAAAAAACAAGCAATGATGAGGCGATAATATGATATAGGTATTTGGTGCTAGAGATAGCACTTTTCATACTCCTCTCTTGCCAGAACTTAAAACACTCTGGCTTTTTTTATGCTTGACATTTATTTATTTGTGATACAATTGACCTTACCAGTAACGTAGCATGGCCCTGTGCGTTATTGCGGCAAATCAGATTATTCGAGGGATCGGCTCCTATCTGAGAAACTGAATGGGCATAAAACCTTTTCCTTTCTCTATTTGGAGTAAATGCTATGAGCAATCAATTGCTTACTATTAGCATGATCACCAACGAAGCTCTTCGTATTCTTACGAACCAGTTGGTTTTCACGCGTGCAGTATCTCGTCAGTATGACGATAAGTTTGCTATCGAAGGCGCAAAGATCGGTACTACGATCAATCTGCGTAAACCACCAAGATATGTTGGCCGTACTGGTCCAGCACTTCAGATTGAATCTGCTGTTGAAACGTATGTTCCTCTGACCCTGGGAACCCAGTTCGGTGTGGACATGGCGTTTACCACGCAGGATCTTTCAATGAACATCAGTGATTTCTCTGATCGTTTCATTAAACCTGCTGTTGCAGCAGTTGCTAACAAGATCGACTATGATGGTCTTCAGCAGTTCTACAACATTTACAACCTTGTTGGCACTCCAGGTCAGCTTACTGGCACTCCTACTCAGGCACAGTCTACGGCTGCAATCCTTGGTGCTCGTGCTCGTCTTAACCAGGAAGCCGCTCCAGTTGATGAAGAGCGTCACTTCGTTGTTGATCCTACGGTCGAAGTAGGTATCGTCTCTGGTCTGACCAATCTGTTTAACCCATCTGGAACCATCTCTAGCATCTTCAAGAAAGGCGCTCTTGGTGACTCTACCCTGGGCTTTAACTTTGCAATGGATCAGAACGTAGGCAACTTCACTTCTGGTACGTTTGTAGTTGGCACTGACACGATGGCCGTAGCAGCACAGGCTGGCGGTTCAGTTCAGACCAATGCACAGACCACGTTCGCACTGTCTGCAACTGTCAGCAATGGCAAGACTCTGACTGCTGGTACTGTATTCACCATTCCTGGTGTATATGCAGTTAACCCACAGAATCGTCAGTCTACTGGCTCACTGCGTAACTTTGTTATCACCAGCGCTGTAACTGGAACGGGTTCTTCACAGAGCATTTCTGTGTTCCCTAACCCAGTGTTCTCTGGTCAGTTCCAGAACGTAACCAGCACTACCGGCTCTATTCCAAGCGGTAATGCTAGTGTTATCTCTGGCTCTAACGGCGCAAGCTATCCTAACGCTATTGCATTCCATCGTGATGCTTTCGCGTTCGGTACTGCTGATCTTCTCCTTCCACAAGGTGTAGATATGGCCGGTCGTGCATCTGCTGATGGCGTTTCTATTCGTCTGGTTCGCCAGTACGATATTAACTCTGACCAGTTGCCTTGTCGTTTGGACGTTCTGTATGGCTGGTCAACGGTTTATCCAGAACTTGCCGTTCGCGTCACTGGTTAATAGGAGATTATTATGTCTAATCCAGGTCCAAATATTGTTCAACCTAGCATTCAGCGCGGGTCTGCCATTGTCTCTCTTGCGGTTACTCCTGCAAGTGTTGGCGCGGCAACCTCTGCTGAACAGACCTTTACGCTTTCTGGCGTAGCGGTCGGCGATTGGGTTGGTGTTTCAACCACTGCGTCTACTGGCAATGCAACTGCAATCGCTAGTGCTCGCGTATCTGCTGCGAATACCATTGCAATTCGATATGTTAATCCTACTGCTGGCTCTCTCACTCCAGCTGCGGACACTTATCTTGTCAATGTTGTACGTTCTTACCCTGTCTACACTGACTTTGGCGTAACGAACTTTAACAACTACGGCATTGTTGCAGGGTCTAACCCGTAAGCAAAACTGAAATAAGGGGGTTTCGGCCCCCTTTTTTCTTATCTTTTGGAGTAAACAATGGACTTTCCATGCTCGGTTCATAAAGAAACCTACGATAATTGTAGAATTGCTCTTGATGAAGCCGATTTAAAGGTTTTACATGCGGATGGTTGGCTAACCAGCGCAGAATGGTACGTGAATGTACTAGGGATTGAAGGTAAAATCATCGAGGAAGCGCCGAAAAGAGGCCGCAGACCTAAGATTGAAGAGTAATTAACGAAACTCAGGAAAAAACATGGCAAATATTAAGATCACGGCTTTACCGGCTAACACATCAGTAACGCCAGGGTCTGATGTTCTGCCATTAGTCTCTGCTGGTGTAACCACTAAGGCTACGCCAAGTCAAATTGTTAATGCAACACTGTTAGCGCCTGGGCCAATTGGTTCAACAACCCCAGGATCAGCTAATTTCACTACTTTAAATGTAGCAAACACTATATCTGGCGCTGGATTCAGTAATTATCTAGCTTCTCCACCGCCAATCGGCTCTAGTTCGGCTAATTCTGGGCGTTTCACTACGCTAACGGTTAATGGTTCAACTACGTTAAATGTTGGTTTAAATGGCCTACTTCTATCAACATCTGGCGTAGTTTCTGCTGCTACTGCTGGCGTCAATTACGCTCCAGCAACGTCAGGCACAAGCATTCTCTCTGGCAATGGTTCTGGTGGTTTTTCTGGAGTCACTATCGGTTCTGGTCTTACGTTCTCATCTGGCACTCTATCAGCAACGGGTGGTGGCGGTGGATCTGGTACGGTCACTAGCGTTGGTCTGTCTCTTCCAAACATATTTAATGTCACAAATTCTCCAGTAACAACAACTGGAACTTTAACTGGAGCGCTTGCAACTCAGACTGCTAACTATGTTTTTGCTGGTCCTACTACGGGATCTGCTGCTGTTCCTACGTTTAGATCATTAGTTTCTAGTGATATTCCTGCGCTCAGTTATGCTCCTGCAACTACTGGATCATCTATTCTTTATGCCAATGGATCTGGCGGTTTTAGCAGTGTAACCGTAGGCACTGGATTGTCATTCTCTGCTGGAACTTTAGCGTCAACCTCTAGCGGTGGATCTGTAACAACCGTTTCTGTAGTCAGTGCTAATGGTCTTGCTGGTACGGTAGCAAACGCTTCAAGCACTCCAGCAATTACGCTATCTACGACTATCACTGGATTGCTAAAAGGCAATGGCACGGCAATTAGTGCTGCAACCGCGGGGACTGACTATGCGGCAGCAACATCCGGCAGTTCTATCCTATACGGTAACGGATCTGGTGGATTCAGCAACGTAACTATTGGCTCAAATCTTACATTTGCTTCTGGCACATTAAGCGCAACTGGCGGCGGTGGAATGACCTATCCTGGTGCTGGTATTCCAAACAGCACAGGATCAGCCTGGGGTACATCCTATGGAACGTCTGGTGCAACTTCTGTTGTCTTGCGCGATGCTAATGTAAACATCAGTACAAATAACATTTTTGTCGGATACACTGTACTTGCTTCTAGTGGAACAACGACAACTTTAACGGCTGCATCTGTCTTTGACTGGTCTGTAACAGGATCTAGCGGTCAAACATTCCAATTACCAAATGCAACTACGCTTCCTGTTGGCGCGGTTTATACGTTTAACAACAATCAAAGCAGCGGAGTTATAACGCTTAATAACAACTCTGGAAGTTCACTTATTTCTGGTGGTGTTGGATCTGGTGGCTATGTTGAACTAATTCTTCAAGACAACAGTAGTGCAGCAGGAACCTGGGATTATCATTTTCAAATTCCGGCCAATGTAAGCTGGACTACAAATACGTTAAACTATCCAGGCTCTTTTACGGGTGGAACTTGGAACGGATCAACTGTTGCTGTTAATCGCGGTGGTACTGGCGCAACCACGCTAACTGGAATAGTAAAAGGCAACGGAACTAGCGCGTTTACTGCTGCTACGTCTGGAACTGATTATTCTGCTGGTACGTCTGCTCTTACAACTGGTCTTTTAAAGTCAACAACAACAACTGGCGCATTATCAATTGCGGTTGCCGGGACTGACTATGCGGCGGCTACAACGGGGACTAATGCTCAGCTACTAGCTAATAACGGGTCGGGCGGGTTCTCAAATGTAACGGTTGGTTCTGGTCTGAATCTAACTACGGGTACTTTAACTGCCACTGCGGCGGCTCAGGTTTACCCCGGTGCAGGTATTGCAAACTCTACGGGTACTGCATGGGGGACTAGCTACACAACAACTGGTTCTGGCACTGTCTTAGCGCTTGCGACTAGTCCAACTCTTGTAACTCCTATCCTTGGAACCCCACAGAGCGGAACACTAACTTCTTGTACTGGCTTGCCGATTAGCACTGGCATATCTGGTCTTGGAACGAATGTAGCAACATTTCTAGCAACGCCATCATCAGCTAATTTAGCTTCTGCTCTTACGGACGAAACAGGATCAGGTTCTGCTGTTTTTGCTACCTCTCCTACGCTTGTAACGCCTACGCTTGGTATTGCATCAGCTACTACGATTAATAAAGTCACTCTGACTGCTCCTGCTACGGGCTCAACACTAACGATTGCGGACGGAAAGACATTAACTGCTAGTAACACGCTTACTTTTACTGGTACGGATGCAAGTTCTGTTGCATTTGGTACGGGCGGTACTGTTTTTTACACAAGCGGCTTAGGAACTAACGTAGCTACTTTCTTAGCAACGCCATCGAGTGCAAATCTTGCGAGTGCTTTGACGGATGAGACTGGTTCTGGGTCAGCAGTTTTTGCGACAAGTCCTACTTTAGTAACACCAACTTTAGGTGTAGCTTCAGTCACTACGGTTAACAAGGTTACTTTAACTGCGCCAGCCACAGGATCAACCTTAACTATTGCTGATGGCAAGACTTTAACTTCTAGTAACAGCATTACTTTAGCTGGTACAGATTCAACAACAATGACGTTCCCTTCAGCGTCTGCAAGTGTTGGATATTTAAACATTCCGCAAAACGCACAAACAACTGCATACACTTTAGTATTGGCAGATTCCGGAAAGCATATTTATATGGCTGCTGCTCAGGCGGCTACGACGATGACAATCCCGGCTAATGGCTCAGTTGCGTTCCCGATTGGCACTGCGGTTACGTTCGTAAATATGTCTGCAAATGCAATGACGATTGCCATTACCACAGATACAATGTACTTAGGCGGGACTGGAACGACTGGTAGTAGAACATTGGCGCAATATGGCACAGCGACGGCACTTAAAATGACATCAACAACGTGGATCATTTCTGGATCGGGGTTGACCTAATGTCTGGGATACTTCAAATGTTTTTGGTGAAAGGCGCTATAGCGCCATATACACTTAACTATCTTGTTGTCGCTGGTGGTGGGGGGGCGTCAGGCGGTGCTAATGGCGGAGGTGCGGGGGGTGCTGGCGGGTTATTAACTGGTACTTCAGCAACACTAACGATAGGAACAACGTATACAGTCACCGTTGGTTCTGGTGGTGCTGGAACAGCGTTTTCATCACCAAACAATGGTACAAATTCGTCTGTTGTGACGATAATTTCTTCTGGGGGCGGCGCTGGCGGGTTCGCAGGTAATGGTAGTTCAGGCGGATCAGGCGGCGGTGCTGCTGCTTCTTCTAATCAGTATTATGGTGGCTCAGGAATATCCGGCCAAGGTTACGCTGGAGGAAATTGTAATATTACTTCGCCGTATCCGGGGGCTGGTGGGGGGGGATCATCCGCAGTTGGTGGTTCGGGGACAGGTACTGTTTCTGGAAGCGGCGGTGCTGGCACAAGTTCTTCAATTACGGGGACCGCTGTAGCCTATGCGGGTGGTGGCGGAGGTGGTGGTACTTTGCAAGGAGCATCTGCGGGGTCTGGCGGATCTGGTGGCGGCGGAGCAGGCGGTGGAGCTTCTGCGAGCGGTACAGCAGGCACAGCAAATACTGGCGGTGGCGGTGGCGGCGGCGGAAACATTAGTAATTTGCTATCTGGGGGCAATGGCGGCTCAGGCGTAGTCATTCTTTCAATCCCAGCAGCTAGTTATTCAGGAACCACGACCGGATCACCGACCGTTACGACTTCTGGATCTAACACCATCCTCACATTCACTGGCTCTGGCAGCTATACGGCATAGGAAATAATTAACTATGGCTAATTTTGCACAACTCAACGAAGAAAGCATCGTAATCCAAGTGATTGTCGTTAATAACGCGACAATTGATAACCTTCCTTTTCCTGAATCCGAGCCTGTAGGTATCGCTTTTTGCCAGTCGCTTTATGGCCCCGACACAATATGGGCGCAGACTTCATACAACGCCTCTTTCAGATACAACTATGCGGGGATTGGCTATACTTTCGATGCTACTGAGCAAGCCTTTATTCCCCCAAAACCATATCCAAGCTGGTTATTGAACACGACCATTTATCAATGGGAGCCTCCAGTTCCTTACCCTGATGACGGAAAAATGTATTATTGGGATGAAGCTACTCTTTCTTGGGTTCTAGTTCCTGATCTACCGCTATAGAGATAAATTATGATTGACTAATTTACCTCAAACTATTGCGCCAGTAGTGTAAAATAAAGCCTCCAATAACTTTATACATGAGGATAGTATGATTCATCTCGAACTTGAACTAGCTGAAGTAAACGGTGTTCTTTCCGCGCTCGGCAAATTCCCATTTGAGCAAGTTGCTGATTTAGTTGCAAAAATTCGCGATCAAGCAATTCCACAAGTGCCAGAAGAACCAGAAGAAGATGCTGGCGAACTTCTGGAAGAACTTGACGAAACTCAAGAGTAAAATCTATGGCAAATCTAGGCCCGCAATATCAAAACCTTACTTACGGTAGTTTGCTCCAGATTCCTGGCGGCGTAACTGATCAGCTTCAAGTTGTAACTGACGGTAACGGTAATAACACTGGTCTGCTCATTAGCAGCACTGGCATTAGTATTCCGGGCCTAGTAACCACTAACGCACAGAATCTTAACGGCGGGTCTATCGGATCTTTGCCATATCAGAGTGGCGTTAGCACGACTTCTTTTGTATCTGCCGGCACTCCAGGACAGGTCTTACTGTCATCAGGAACGAGTGCGCCATTCTGGGCTAATAGTGTTCCAACCGCGCTATTGAAAGCTGGCGATACGATGACCGGCACTCTAAGCATGGGTGCAAACAACATCACTAATCTAGCTACTCCAGTGCTGGCTACGGATGCTGCGACTAAGAATTATGTTGATTCTGTCGCTGTTGGCATCAATGTAAAAACATCTTGTGCGGCTGCAACAACGGCAAATATCACACTCTCTGGCGCTCAGACTATCGACGGCGTATCTGTAGTTGCCGGTAATCGAGTCCTGGTGAAGAACCAATCCGCTGCGGCTGACAATGGCATTTATGTAGCATCTGCAAGTGCTTGGTCTAGAGCAACTGACGCAGACACTTGGGCTGAATTGATCGGCGCAATGGTGTTCATATCTGCTGGCACTATCAACGGCTTAACTAGCTGGATCAGCAACACAACTTCTGGCGGTACGATTGGTGTAACAGCGGTCACGTTTGTACAGTTCGGCGCATCTCAAAGCTACACTGCTGGCACTGGCATAACCTTGTCCGGTAATCAGTTTTCCTTGACCACTCCAGTCACTGTTAGCTCTGGTGGTACTGGCGTTAGCTCTCTCACTGGCGTTCCATGGGGCAATGGCGGGTCTGCAATGACTGTTGCAACTGGCGCTCAAATATCTGGGCAAATGGCTGGTGTTGGTGCTGCTAATCAGCTTTTACAGTCTAATGGTGCATCTGCTCCGACTTGGACATCTACGCCAAGAGGGACAAGTTTTCAGTTCAATGGGTCTGTAGCTAATTCAGTGACAATCAATGCTGGAACTAGTCCTGCTAGTCAGACTTATTCTCTACCAGCAGCTTATCCAGGTTCAACAGGTCAAGTATTATCTAGCACTACTGGTGGAGCAATGTCTTGGGCATCTATTGCAACGACATCAGGTCAAAGTATTCTTGCCGGTAACAATTCCGGTGGCTTTCAGAATGTAACTTTGTCAGGGCTTTCTTATAATACTGGAACTAGCACTTTGAGTGTTACTAGTAGTGCATCTTCTACTGTTATCAACGTAGCGGATTATGGTGCTTCTCCAAGTGCTTCTGCATCCACAAACACAGCGGCAATTCAGGCGGCTATTAATGCGGCTCCGTCACAAGGTGCAACTATTGTTTTTCCTCCAGCAAGCGGATATTACAATATAAATGGCACAATAAATTTAAACAAACAAAAAATAATTATAGATGGGCAAGGAGCAACTATAGGATGCACAACAAATGCGTCTGCTTTTTATGTAACAGCCTGGAATTGTTTTATAAGAAACATAACAATTGATGGCACTGGAACTACTTTTACAGCAACGACATATGCTATTGATACTGGATATTTAACGCCAGCAAATCAAGCTGCTCAGTATTTAACAATATCTTATGTAAATATAAATAAATGTGGAAGTGGTATTAGACTTCGTTCTGCATATTTTTGGGTTATAAGTTGTCAAATTTCAGGATGCCTTGTAAACACAGGAATAGGCATAAACATCAATGCTGTAACAAGCACTGGTATAACATATGCTGATATTATTGGTTTTATAACAGATACGCTTATTGATGGAAACACTACTGGAGGTAGAGCGCTTTCTGGAATAAAATGGACATCTGGTTTTGCGCCTCAAATAACAAGCTGTGAACTTGTTGGATCTCAATACGCATTAGACATTAGTCCTGTTGTTGGGGCTGTTGAAAACATAAATAGTGGTGTCTTAAGTCTTAAATGCGTTAATACTTTTTTTGATAGCCCCGGCGCATCTGCTGTAATATTTAGATCGGTTAATAACTCTACCAGTACTGGAACATTGCCAATCAGCTTTGTTAGCTTTGTTGGCTGTTGGTTTGGTAATGCAAATTATCAATACGGTATTTATTTTGAACCAGGGACAACTGTTTATGGTTTAGTTATTTCAGGATGTGAAGTTTACGGAGCGATCAGTGGATTTGTGTTTGGAAATAATTGCGTGTTAAAAGCAATAAACATTTCAGGGTGTAATATTAGCTGTACAACAACTGGTATAGATGTTGGAAATAATTGCTCAAACATAAATATAAACTCAAATTATATAGGTACTTCTAATCCTGGTTCTGGCGCTCCGACATATCCTGTGTATTTTAATCCCGGCGCTAACAACATTGTCATGACTGGAAATAGGTTAAATGCAAACTATGGCGGTGGCGCTCCAACAAATTCCGTACTAGCTAACAATCTTGTAGCTGCTTAATTCAGGAAAACACTATGTCGAACCTAGGCCCAAATGCTATAAACACAACCTATCCTGGATTGCTCCAAGTAGATGGTGGTGTATCTGATGTTCTTAAACCAGTAACAGACGGTCTAGGCAATCCTACTGGGCTTAGTTTAAGCAGCACTGGTGTAAGCATCTCTGGCGTAGTGTCAGCTAATGCTCAGAACATTGTTGGTGGGACTGCCGGATCTGTCCTCTATCAAGCTGGCGTAGGATCTACTGGCTTTGTTGTTCCTGGGACTTCTGGTCAATTCCTACAATCTAACGGCACTAACGCTCCGACTTGGACAACATTCAACGCAGGAAGCATTGGAGCTTTGCCATTGACTGGCGGTACGCTTACTGGTCAATTGTCTCTTAGCAATTACACTATCGCTAATGTCGGTAATCCAGTTAATGCCTATGATGCGGCTAACAAGTCCTATGTTGATTCAAAAGCATCTGGCCTTAATGTTAAATCATCATGCGTAGTAGCTACCACTGTAAACATCACTCTTTCTGGAACCCAGACCATTGATGGCGTTGCTGTAACTGCTGGTCAAAGAGTGCTGGTTAAAAATCAGTCAACTCAATCACAGAACGGAATTTATGTTGTCGCCGCAAGCTCTTGGTCAAGATCATCAGATGCTGCTACTTGGGCTGATCTCATTGGCGCGACTGTGTTCATTACATCAGGATCAACGCAAGCAGCAAGCACCTGGACCTGTAATGCTACTGCTGGTGGAACCATTGGCGTAACTGCTGTTGTATTTGTTCAGTTTGCTGCTAGTCAGTCTTACACTGCGTCTGGCGGCATTACCTTAACGGGAAATAATTTCACGCTAACTTCTCCGGTTCCTCAGTCTCTTGGCGGTACTGGATCAACAAGTATCGGCACTGGTGTAGTTTATTCAGATGGAACAAGCCTTACTCCAGCGACCGGCGGTCAAATTGCATCATCTATCGGTACTGCAACTGTTGTAAATTCAACAAACTCCACCAATTCAACCTATGCTAACAATTTGACTGGCGGTGCAGTTGGAGATCTTTTATATCAATCAGCATCTGGAGTTACTTCAAAGCTAAATATTTCATCTGCTGGTTTTATTCTGACCTCAACAGGAACAGGACCAGAATGGGGATTAGTTGCTCCATATGCTACTAGATTACAAAATGGAGCTGCTGGATCTATTCCATATCAGACCGGCTCAAGTACAACTTCTTTTCTTGTTGGTGGGTCTGATGGGCAAGTTCTAACATATAACGCAACAACAAATGCTCCATATTGGAATAATCCTACTGGCGGTGGCGGTGGTCGTGTAGGTAACTATGTAGCTGCTGGTTACAATTCACAAGGATTTACTGGGGGAACTGGCGGTGTCCTTGTTGGCGGTGGATACTCAACACAGCCGAATGGAATGTTTCTTTCTATGGATGGGGCGGCTAACTGGCTTGCTCATCAAGTATCAAAAGATCAAAACCCAACAGAATCAATTCTTTATAGTTCATCTGTACAAGGATATGCCACATCTGTTTCAGGAACAAATGTAATTAATCAAAACTGGGGATCTTATTTTGATCAAGCAGTTTCTTCTGGTTTATTAGTTGGACAACTATATACAATTACATCAGTAGGAAGCACTAATTTTGTTTCTGTTGGAGCATCATCAAATTCAGTTGGTGTAAGTTTTTATGCAAACACAAATGCAGGAACAGCCTCTGGAACAGGAAGAATTACTACGTTTGTTGGTAATAATTTTTATTTTTTAAACAAAATATTTAAAGTTCTTAATGTAAATAGTTCTACTCAATTAACTGTTACAGAATTAGATAATTCATCAGTTTCTTTTACTGGATATTACACTGAAGCATTTAATTACTTTTACACAACAGGTACTGGAGTATGTAGCACTTCATGGAATGGATCATATACAACAATAACATTTGTATCTGGAGATCCATTTATCCCTGTTGTTGGCTCTAATTTTTTTGCTGCTGTTAATAATACAGTTATAACAAGCAATATATCTTTTGTTAATACATATACATACACAACAACATATAACCTTGGAAACAATAGCAATGTTCCGTTTCTTTGGCGAACAAACATTAACAATCAACTTACCTCCGTGCGCGTCCAAGCAATTCAGGGCGCATATGAAGAAAACGTAAACATTTTAAGTCTTGCTAGTGAAGCAAATGGCGAAGGAAGATGTTACACATTTGAGTCTGGTGGATCTTGGCTTTACATCAACAGTAACACTTCTTTTTCAATTGGAACTGGAGTAAAAACATTTGCAACCGGAGCAACTGCCGGAACAATTTTTGCAACAAATCAAACAGTTAGAGTTTATAGTGCGGTACTTGCACAATATAATACTATCTACATGGATGGTACTATTACATCAGTTGGTGCAAATTCAATAACAGTTAATGTTACCAGCACAAGCGGATCAGGCACCCATTCAGATTGGATTATTATTGTAAAGGACATGACTCAAGCCAGACCTATTTTTATAGGCGCTGGAGAATATGGCCCTGGACAAAAGAAATATCAAGTTGGTGTTTTTCCCCCAAGTCTTACAACAGGAAGCTCTGGATATGTTTCTCTTGGTGGAATCAATAACAAAGAATCTCTTAGATGCTATGCTCCTTTAACCAGCACTCCATATCAATCTTGGCTTGTTGCAAGAGGGGATTCTGGATCTTCTCCAACTTTGACTGTTGAAGGATCTGCTTCTGATGTTTTTTTAAATCTTTCTGCAAAAGGAGCTGGTGGAATAAGATTCGGATCACAACAAGCAAATTACGTTACTGCTTATTCAAGCTCTGCACTTACGCCTGGATTTGCTGCGGAAGGATCTGGAACAAATGTTGACATTGTCATGTATCCAAAAGGATCTGGTGCATTAAATTTATATACTCCAAGTAATAGTCAATATGTAGTCAAAACAACTGGTGGTGCAACAGATGTCGGAATTTTGTTTCAAACAAAAGGTGCTGGTTTTGTAGAGTTTGATAACAACATATCTCTAGGTTATTATACCGCTACATCGGATGTTCCAATTTCTGGTTACATTCAAATAAGATATCCTGGCGGTGGATATATTAAAATACCAACAATTGGATAAATAAAAGTATGGAACAAGAACATAATAGTTACATTGGTGATGTAGTAAATGGTTTAGCCAAAGAAGCGGCGCATTATAAACACAAATGCTCTGTTTTAGAAGCCGAAAACATTGCTTTGAAACAAAGACTTTCTAGCAATGAAACCGCAAATCCTGAAGAATACATTAACAAAGAACATTTTGCTTCCAAATAATCTGGTGAAAAAATGTCTAGATACTTTACAGTTAAACTAATTCCTCCGCTTGGCGGCCAACTTGGTGACTGCAAGTATCAGGTCTTTCATCATGGCACTTTTGCGCCAGTAAATATTTACTCAGATCAGGCTTGCACTCAATCTATCTCATCGCCAGTTGATCTGGTTGATAACATGATTGAGTTCTTTGTTGTAGATGGCGCTATTGAATACGATATTCTTCTTGGCGGTGGAAATCTTATCCGTACGCCAGTCATTGAGAACATCTGGCAGATTGCCGGCAACATCTGGGAATTGTCTGCTGTCTACTGGCAAAATGACGACAATCTTTGGGCTTCAACCGCTCCATATGAGCTTCATACAAAGACCGTTGCCAACGTAGGTCAGCTATACACTGGCAATGATCTAGTGCGGGCAGCAATGCGATTGATCCAAGTGTCATCTGTTGATACGGATCTAACCGCGTCTGAATTGACTGACGGCCTGGAGTCTCTAAACAGAATGCTGGACTCTTGGTCGCTTGATGAGCTAATGCTCTATGAAGTCATCAGGGAAACCTTTCCGTTAGTTGCCAATCAGAATCCGTACACTATTGGTCTTGGCGGTAACTGGAACACAGTTCGGCCAATGAAGATTGTTGGCGCTTATCTAACTTTAACCAATAGTTCCTTGCCGGTCGATTATCCGATGCAAGTTTTGAACTATGACGATTACAACGCAATTAGGCTCAAAACTCTTAGCACTAACTTTCCAGGGTACTTGTACTATCAGCCTAGCTTTCCGATTGCTGAAGCGTATATTTATCCGATTTATGCCCCAAACGCACAGTCCGGCACTTCTCCAGGAAGCATTACGATTACGTCTTGGAAGCCATTGCCAATTATTGCCGATCCTACGGCTTACATTGAACTTCCTCCAGGTTACTGGGAAGCGATTGTATTCAATCTTGCAGTCAGAATTGCTGAAGAATATCAGTTCGACATGCGGCAAACTACCGTACAGCTTGGCATTAGCGCATTGAAGCGTCTGAAAAGAATGAATCAGCGCACTGAAACATTGCGTACTGATGTAGCTCTCATGAATACGTCACAGTTGAGATACAATATCTACTCAGACGGCTACGGACGCTAATCATGCCAGAAAGCATACAACTATCGGTTTTAGGTCCAGGAGTAGAGGGTAGATCCAAATCTATCGTTGCTCAGAAGCGCCAGAATCTTTTTCTAGAAATTAAAGCGGAAAAAGATAAATCTAATCTTGTCGCGTATGGTACTCCAGGGCTAAAATTAATTTCCAGTCTTGGTAATGAACCTGTTCGAGGAATATGGTGGTGGGAAGCTAGAAACGCATTATTTGCGGTTGCTTATAATCAGTTGTATCAAGTTTATTCAAATGGAACTTTTGTATCAAAAGGAACATTAAAGACAACAACAGGAAACGTATCCATAGCTGACAACGGTTTACAATTAATGATTGTAGATGGTCAAAATGGCTATATTTTTCAGCCAGAAACAGGCGAGTTAACTTACAATTTTCCAGACTACATTCTTAGATCATATACAGTAGACGCTACAACCCATGTAGTTACTGTTGTTGAACCTCAAGGATATGTAAGTTTATATCGCTATGTTGGTCAAAACATAACATTTATCACTGTTAGCGGTGATGTCCCAAGCGGAACTTATACAATTACATCTGTTCTTGGTAACACATGGACATTTGCTGCGGCAAGCGGCACTATTAACGGTACTGCTAACGTAAATAATGACAGAGCAATTTTGGTCAATGAAACTTTAACCAGCAGGAAAACGGGCCAGCAAGTAAAAGTACAGCGCATAACTGGAGATCTTCCAGTAAATCCTATTCTTGGGACAGCAACTTATACGGTACAAGTTCCTGAGACAAGTGCGCCATATCTGATTAATGGCGTTCAATACGTTATTAAAGATGTTGCTAACTCTGACTTTACTCTTGTTGGAGCTTCATTAAATCAATCAGGAATTGTATTTACTGCAAACGTACCAACTGTAACCGCTGGTAATTTTGTTGTTGGAAAAACCTACACCATTGGATTTGTAGGGACAACAAACTTCACCACGATTGGATCATCATCTAACGTCATTGGAACAACGTTTATAGCAACTGGTGTTGGCACTGGCACAGGATATGCCTATCAATCAGCAAGCGGGCTTGGCGTTGTAACTGATGCAGATGACTGGCTTATCAGCTATCAAGATCCTTGGCCCGCAACATCTGGCACACTAAAAGTTATAGATAACTTTAGATCTATAACAAGCTCTTACACTGGCGTGAATTTTCCAGGGGCTAACACTGTAGTCTTTATTGATAGCTATTTTGTCATTAATGTTCCAAACACTAAGCAGTTTTGGCTATCTGGACAATACGATGGCTTTAACTGGGACCCATTACAGTTTGCTAGTAAAGAGGCTTATACGGATGATCTTCAAGCGGTCTTTGTAGACAATGGAAATCTTGTTTTGCTTGGAACTATTTCTCAAGAATACTGGCAAAACACTGGATCATTTCCATTTCCTTTTCAAAGGATTGCTGGCTCACCTACTGACATTGGCCTTGCGGCTCGTTGGTCAGTTGCTAGATGTGCTGGTGAAATGTTTTATCTCGGTCGCACTAGGCGCGGTGGGATTTCTGTTATACGCATACAGAATTATCAGCCAGTTATAGTTTCTACTCCAGATTTAGATTATTTGTTTAGCCAATATCAAAATGTTGGCGATGCTATTGCTTTTGGTTATCGTCAAAACGGACATGAATTTTATCAAATCTCTTTCCAGAAAGAAGGTAAAACTTGGCTATTTGATGCAACAACTGATGCTTGGAGTGAGCTAGTTTCCGGTAGACAAACAAGGCATTACGCTAATTTTGGCGCTCAATACTTGAACCAAATTGCTGTTACTGACTATCGCAATGGAAACATTTATATTCTTGACCCACAAACTTACACTGACAATGGCGAGCTTATTGCTAGAGAATTAATAACTCCGCATTTGTTTGCAGATACTAGTTTTAACAAACTGCATGTTTATCGACTGAGATTGGATATGCAACAGGGTGTTGGCGTCATTGGTGGCAATGCTGGTGAAATCTACATCAATACTCAAAATAGTGAGATTATTGAATCACAATCAGAAAATCTTCTTATAACAGAAGAGTCTGGACTATTGCAGAAATCAATCCAGCCACAGATCATGCTACAAGTCAGCAGAGATGGTGGGTACACATATGGTCGTGAAATGTGGACTAGCTTTGGCGCTATTGGTCAGTATTTACGCAGAGCGGAATGGCGGCGATTGGGCGTAAGCCGGTCCTTTGTGTTCAAGTTCAGAGTGACTGATCCTGTAAAGGTAGTGATCATCTCAGCAGCGGCTTATGCAACAATGGCGGCTAAATAATGAGTTTTCCAAAAGCACCAAATCAATCAGCGGTTACTGATAGCAATAGCAAGGCTCATGGTGTTTGGTCGCAATGGTTTGACCGCGTTCAATTGACGCTAAATGCTTCTACCAGCAGTGGCTCTACGGCCAATAGACCAAGCAAAAATCTTTATGTCGGCCAGCCTTATTTTGATACTGATCTTAATAAGCCTGTTTATTGGAATGGTTCAACCTGGGTACATTGGTGATTAATTTCATGGTGCTTGGTCTTCCAAGATCAGGCACTGCATGGCTGGCTAATCTGCTAACAACTGATGATAGCTATTGTCGCCATGAAGCATTTTGGAAAAATACGCTAGTTCAGCTTGACTCTATAGATTATCCAGGAAAGTTTGGAATATCTGAAACGTCAGGCTATTGCATTCCAGATGTTTTAAATAATTATCCTGCAAAGAGGCTTATTGTTAATCGGCCAGTGCATGAGATCAATAAATCATTAAAGCTATTAAAGTTGCCGGAAATGACTAATGATCATGTTGATGCGCTAAATTCTATACAAGGATATAGAATTGATTTTAAGGACTTATTTGTGTTCAACAAGATGGCAAAAGCGTATAATTTTTTACTAGACAAAGAATTATCTTTTTGCAGACATTCAATGTTGTGCAACATGAATATACAAAATAAGCCATTGATAAAAGAAATACAAAAACTATTTATATGAACAATTTCTTATCAATTGGACATGTAAATCCTATTCCTTCATTGCTTCAGATTAAGAGCAATCCAGATCTATGGGATATGTTCATTGAGCGAAAGAATACATACGCAGACAATATGCCGCATGAAAGCGTGTCTGACATTTGGGTAAGGACAAGAGATAGAGCCGAATTTAACGGTAGCTGGGATGATTTTCGAGGCCAGCATGATCCAGTCTGGTATCCGGCGGCTGATCTGTTGCCGGCGGTTAAGGACATTGCGTTTGAAATCATGCACATGGTTCGCGGAGAACGTCTTGGTGCAGTGCTTATCACTAAAATACCTGCTGGTGAACAAGTTAAGCCGCACATAGATAAATTTTGGAACGCTGAAACATTCAACACAAAGGTCATGGTTAGTTTAGAAAGTCATCCAGATCAAGCGCTTTGCTATGAAGAAGGTAGCTATTCTGCTATGCCTGGAGAATGTGTTTGGTTTAGAAACGATGTTATGCACTGGGTTACTAATGATAGTCCAGTTGATAGAATTACTTTAATTGTTTGCACTCAGACTGATCGGAGGTCGATATGCCAATAGGTGCAGCCGCAGCAGTAGGTACAGTTGCTGGAGTAGCTAGTTCTGCCGCCGCAGGAAGTGCTGCCTCTTCAGCAAACAAGGCTAATCAAGAACTTGCCAAGGCTTTGTATTTTGACACAAAACAAGGCGTGAAGCCATATACGAAACTTGGCAAACAAGCTGCTGCTGGTTATCAAGCCGGTATGCCAGGATGGGCTGATACAAGTCAATACCAGCAATACATGCAGCCTTATACGCAAGAACAGTATCGACAATCGCCATTGTATACGCCAATGGTGAACAACTTGGCTGAGTTGCAAGCTACTCCAGGTTATCAGTTCCAATTGCAACAAGGCCAGCAGAATCTAGCTCAACAAGCTGCGGCTCGCGGTGGATTGCTATCTGGCGCACAGATGAAAGCGGCTCAAGGCTATGGGCAGCAACAAGCGGCCACTGGATTTCAGAAAGCATGGGAAAGAGCGCAAAATGCATATGGTAAAGCCTTTAGTCAGAATCTGTCGCAACAACAACAATATGGCAACATGTTGTTAAGCGCAAATCAACAAGCTGGAAATATTTATAACAATGGCACACAGACTGGCCTTAATGCGTCTCTTGGGTTGGGTCAGATTGGTGCTGGTGCTCTTACTGGCGCTATGCAATCAAACACTTCTGCTGGTCAAGCACAGGGTCAGTCCTATCTTGGGATGGCTTCTAGTTTAGGACAAGGGCTTGGTCAATTTAGTAAAACTCCTGCTGGTAGCGCGCCAATTTTCGGATAAGGTGAATTAAATGACAGATCTATCATCAATGTATCAAATGATGCTGCAATCAACCAATCCAGCTACCTGGGAAACCAACCGGCAGCGCGAGATGATGGGTGAAATGGAAATTTCCGAAAAGCAACGTCAAATGGAAGATGATCGCAAATTGCGTGAGCTTTTTGCCAAGAATCAACGGCCATCAGTTTCAGATATTGGCGCAATTAGTCCAGCATTTGCACAGAAGTATTCTACTGAGCAGTTCAATCTGATGAATCAACAGCAACAGATGGAACAGCGCAATCAGCAAATGGAACTGGAGTACGGAAAAGTTCGCGCTCCAGTGTTCGGTAGAGTTGCTGAAGAATACATGCAGAATGTTGATTCTGGTATGCCAGAAGCTCAAGCAAGAAACGTATACAATCAGCAAATGGGTCAAGCGGCTGCAATGCTTCAACAGCAGAATATTCCTCTTCCAAGGAATTTTAGTGCTGAAGAGCATGATCCTCAAATGGTTCTTAATAATGCTGCTGGTCTTGGATATCAGTCGCCATATATTAAGCAGAAAATGGATGTACAGGCTGAAGCTGCTAAAAGACAATTGCCGCCAGGAAGGACTCCTGAACAGCAATATGGTCGTGTAGAGATGGGTGCATATGGTCCAAAAGTTCAACCGCCATTACCAAATGCGTCATTACCTAGCGGTGGGTATCGTCCAGGATATGCTGACTCTGTTCAACAGCAATATGGTCAGCCAGAGTCTAATATTCCAGCACAAGATATTGATGCGTTTAGAGCGTATAAGGATTCTTTGCCAGCAAATAGTAAAGAGCGTCAAGCGGCTGAAAAGGCTTTAGCTAATGCTATTAAGCAGAGTCTTCCTGGATCTAGGTTTGTTACGCCAGAACAGGAAATGAATTTAAGAACTGAGGAAGAAAAGCAAAAAACTCTTGAGCGCGGTAGAGCAGAAAAGCAAATTGTTCAAGAAACTAAACAAGAAACGCTTGGAAACATTCCAGACAAGGCGGCCATTGAATCATTGATTGATGAATCAATTGGATCTGGCGCTGAACAGTTGGTTAAAGGCGTTGCTGGTCCTATGGTTGGCATGAGTTCTAAAGCTCTTGAAGCAACTAAACAACTTGAAGTTCTTTCGCCACAATTGAAAAGTTTAACCAAATCAATGGCTGGTGCTGGATCTATTTCAGACGCAGAGCAAAAAATGATGTCTGATGCGGCTGGCGCTATTGCTGATCCTAAGATGCCTCCAGAAGCTAGAAAGGCTGCTTTCCGTACGTTTATGGATGTCATGGAAAAATCTACTGGCAAAGACAATGCAAGCACTGGTTTGCAAATAGGTCATGAAGAAAATGGCTATATCTATAAAGGCGGAGATCCAGGCAAGCAATCATCCTGGGAGAAAAGATAATGGCTGGTCCATGGGAAAAATACGCTACTGAAGAATCTGGTCCTTGGACTAAATATGCTGGCCCAGTAGATGAAATTATGCCAACTGGCGAAGCATTAAAGCGTGGCTTTGGCTATGAGATGAGCAAGGCTTATGCTGGCGTAGCTCCTATGTTTGGCGGCAAAGGAAAATCTCCAGAAGAACTTGCGGCAGAAGAGGCTGCATTATCAGAACATGGCGGATTTCCTGCATCTGCTGGGCGGTTTGCGGGTGAAGCTGTCAAGATGGCTCCGACAATGCTTATCCCTGGAGCTGGTCCTGCTGCTGTTCTTGGTCGTGTAGCTGGATCTGCTGGATTATCTGCAATGATGGAACCAGGAGATAGAACAAAAGCCGCTATGATTGGCGGTGCTGGCGCACTTGGCGGTGAAGCTGTTGGTGCTGGTCTTAGCAAGCTAATTCGCGGTCCAGTTGCACAGCCTGGAGTTAAAGAATCCTATGAGGCTGGTTTGCGTCCATCATTTGCTCAAGCTGTTGGTGGTGGTGTAAAGCGTTTTGAAGAGACAATGGAATCTAGTCCTTTAATTGGTCCGGCTATTACTGGTCAACAATTAAGATCAATGGAAAGTTTCAACACATCAACTGTTGGTAAGATTCTTGAAGACCTTAACCGCGATTTGCCAGAAGCAAAGCAGATTAATGTTGGCGAGATACCAGCAGGTCGAGAAGGTTTCTTAAAAGCAGAGCAAGCGGCTAAAGAAGCCTATGGAAAATTGACTGAAAATACATCTGGATCTATGACGCCAGAGTTTGAATCAGGGCTGCAGGGAATTAGAGATCTTTCTAAGTCTATGCGTCCTGAGTATAGAGATCAGATTGATTCTATCATCAAGCATAGCCTTGAAAGCAGATTTAAACCTGGTGAAAGAGTTGATGGCGTAACGATCAAAGAAATTGACTCAGAGCTTTCTAATCTTGCTGGTAAATATTCTAATAGCGCAATTGCGGATGAGCGCAGAGTTGGCGATGCAATTCTAGAAACTCAAAGTCAATTGCATAACATGATGGAGCTTCAGAATCCAGAATATGCAACTCAATTACGCAATGCAGATCGAGCTTATTTTGAAATTCGTCAACTCGGTAAGGCTATGACTTCATCCGTAAAAGATGAGCTTGCTACTCCAAGCCAGCTATTGCAAGCGCTTAGGGCAAAAGATAGGACTGGATTTTCTCGCGGCAATTTACCGTTGCAAGAATACGCTGAAACAGCACAAAAACTTGTTGGCAATCGTTATCCTGAATCCGGTACTGCTGGCCGCTTACAAGCAAAAGATGTCATGGCGGCTGGAGCAACCGGCTTTATTCCTGGCTTTGCGGCTGCTTATGCGGCTAAAGGTTTATATGCACCAGCAATTCAAGATTTTCTTGTTAGGCAAACATTTAAAGAGCCAGGACTAATGAGGCTTATGGCTATGGACGCGGCTAAACGTACATCACCGGCACTGGGCGCGGCTGGCGCATCATCAACACTGAACAGGTAAAATCATGACAGCATATCTATCTCCAGTCCTGCAAGAAGCTCAATTCAATGGCGATGCAACCTTTTTAGTTGGCGGTCAGATCTGGTTTTACACCGCTGGCACTAGTACGCCAATCATTGCTTATCAAGATGAAGCTGGCACTGTTCCTTGGCCTAATCCGATTCAGCTTAACTCTCGCGGTGAAACTGGCGGTACGATTTGGTTGGCATCGTATGCTGAAACCGGCGGTTACAAGATTGTTCTAGAAGGCCCTCCTTTTTATGGCCAGACTCATGGAGTTGTTATCTCAAATTACGATGGCATAACTGGCGTTAACGACACAACAATAAACTCTTTATCAAACGATTGGATTTCTTTTAATGGCCTTCCAAGTTACTTGTCTAGTGACACTTTTAGTGTTTCTGGTGATCAAATATCAATTTTTCAGCAACATCGTAGAGTTAAAACGATAAACAACGCTGGCCCTATTACTGGAACTGTTGTGTCTTCTAGTTATGTAGCTGGCGTAACTAATGTCATTCTTGCAAATGATACTGGTGGAGCTTTAGATTCCGGCATTTCTCAAGTTTACTATGGATTTATCCAAACAGATCCATCATCAATTCCAAATTGTGTTTTTTCTGGTACGGCATCAATTGCGTCTGCAAATGATATTTATCTTAGCTATGATGGCAGCACGTTAAAATATTCAATTGATTCCGGAAGTCCACAGCCTATTCCAACAAGCGGATCTGCTGGATCTACGTTCTTTACGGCAGCTACTTCATCAGAAGGTCAAATAGGAGCAGCATTTACTGGCGTAAACAATGCTTATGTATACAACAATGCAACCGCCTGGGGTCTTGGTTCATCAACAAACAAGGCTGTAATATTTGATAGAGGAACAAGCACTTACAGTTATGGCGGGTTTGATTTGCCAACGCCAGCAGCTTCTGGATATATAACTTTGCCAAATGGTTTAGTTATTCAATGGGGTAGAACCACAGTAACTGGAATGAGTGGAACATCTGCTTCTGGAACTGCAAGCTATCCTATTGCATTTCCATCAGGTGCTTATCAAGTATTTAATAGCATTGTCACTTACACGGCTGGTTCAACCAGTTCATTATTTGTAAGAACTCAGCCAGGAAACGCATCTACTTTTAATTATAATTCTGATTTTTCAGCAGGAACAACTGGTGTAGTTTTTAGCTTTCTAGCTATAGGTCATTAACATGATCACTAGTAAAGATTGTTTTGCTAAGTACGGTGACCCTAGTGCTAATGAACGTCGATTCATGATTGTCTGGGATGTCCCTACTGCGCTTGAACATGGTTCTATTCCAAAACGCATTTATTGCAACAAGGATCTTATTCCCCTGTTAGAAAAAGCGTTTAAGAACGTCAATGATCGAGGCATATCCGCTCAGATCAAAACCTGGGACGGATGTTTTAACATTCGCAAGAAGCGCGGTGCGGCATCTATGTCCTTGCACTCCTGGGGTCTGGCTATCGACATTAACGCAGCATGGAACGGATTTGGCAAAAAACCAACAATGTCGCCAGAGCTAGTGAAGTGTTTTACTGATGCTGGATTAGACTGGGGTGGAGTTTGGAAACGCGCAGATGGCATGCACTTTCAAATAGCCAAGTTATGACGCGAATCTGCAAGATATGCCTAGTTGAAAAGCCAATGGTGATGTTTGAGTTCACCGGCAAACAACAGCATAGGCGTAAAACTTGCAGAAAATGTAGAGCAAAAAGGCCAAAAGATAAGGAAAAGATAAGATCTTATAAAGAAAAAGCCAAATATGGAATTACTAGAGAAAAAATTGGACCAAATGTTTGTATGATTTGCGGGGCCACTAAGCATATTTGCATTGATCATTGTCATGAAACTAATCAAGTTCGCGGTTTATTATGTAGATCATGCAATCTGGGGCTTGGAATGTTAGGAGATAATATCTCTGGCTTACAACTTGCTGTAAAATACTTGGAAACCTTCTTGGAGAAATCTCATGGGCGATAAATTTGGAATTGCGATTAGTGAAGCCAGCACTTGGCGCGGTATTGTATATCTGATGATGGCTATTGGAATCAAAGTCTCACCAGAACTCCAGGGCGCTATTGTTTCAGCCGGCCTAGCGATCGCTTCAGCTATTGCTATTTTCACAAAGCAAAAGGCTCCAGAAAGTGCCAAATGATGATTTGAAAATCATTGACACTAGTCAGGGTCTGACAAGAGAAGAGCTTATTGAATTAAAAAAGCTGGCCGCTATGAGCAAGTCAGCTAAATTAATCATTGGCATTGTGTTTTCTTTGCTTCTTTTTGTTGGCTTTGATCACTTAGTGGAGTGGTTCCAGCACAAATGATTCTGTACTGATGTTGCTATTTGCGCTTGGAATTATAGGATTGATGGTTGCAGTGTTTGGACTGCTGATGTTAGTTAAATTGCCATATCTGTAAACGGTCACTGGCTGTTGTCCTGGCGCATGAATGCTAGTGATCGTTGATCCGTATTGATAGGCTGTTACGCCATTGGTGCAGTTTGTGACTACGCCATAGTTGTAGCAATTAACATCTGCAAATGTTGCTGGTGCAAATAGAAATGGTATTAAGATTTTGTGTAGCATTTTGTGTCTCAGATATTAGGCATTAAGCGGGTTTGTGCCTCATAAAATACGTTTTATCGTAGTTGGGCTATGATGCGTCTGGCTTTCCTAAATTTACGGGATCAGATTCCGAGATTTCCGCAAAAGCGGTTAGATATGACTTTTAAACGCTCTTATGCTTGCTATTTAGGCCATTATTTTTCTTCGCCCAAAACGTCTGCTTTTAATTTTTCTACCACATCACTGGTGGTTTCTAGTAAATAATCTGGATAGCTTTCTAAAGAATCTTTTGATAAACAAAAAGATTCAAGCGCAGAAATTAACATTAAAGTTTCAAGTTTGTCTTTTTTAGTCATCATTTATTCTTCCTCCAGTTTTTTAAGCGCGGCCTCTGTCATGTTTTCCACCTTCATAGTCGGCTTGAACCCACAGAAGTAGCTAGAGAGTATGGCCGCGTCATTAAGCTGATATAAGCATTGCAGATAGCTTTTTGCTTTAAATATCTCGTCGTTAATGTGCTGTCGCCATTGCTCGAAAAGCTCTTCATCAATAGTCTTCCTTGCTAGCTCGGGTCTATTAGAGTCAGTCGATTGATCTTGTTTCTTAAACCATTCTTCTATATCTTTTTTTGACGTACAAGTGTGGACATCTGCTGGATTTGTTTTGCCGCATCGTGGGCAGGGTGTGTTAGTTGTCATTAGGGTAGTTACATAGTTCGCAATGCCATGAGTGCTTGTGCCAAAACACAGCCGTGCCACAAACCGGACACTCTAATATGCGAATGTTTGGACCATCCAAATCATCATCATCGTTCATTTTTTCTTATCTCTCTTGTTGAATATGTTGGTTTTGTAATGCCATAAAACCTTTCGGCATCTTTTATTCCTTGCTCATAAACAGCGCGATAGAATGTATAGCCTTTGGCTTCAATGACCTTTCTGGCGTAAGCAGATAGCTTTTCTAAATCCTCAGTAGTCATCTTCTTCTCTGTGTCTTTCCCATGCTGCTAGGATAAAGTCATCAAGCTCTTTGATAGCGCGATCGTACTTGTGATCTTTGAACCAGAACAGAATCATGTCTAGTTCGTCACCATTTAGAATTTGATTAATTGGCGTTTCTTCTCGCCATTCTTCAAATGCAGCGTATTCGTTTTCGTCCATTGTTTTTTCCTGTTTAATAAAGTGTGCCAGTTAGGTTCCCACAACCCATCCATTAAGAATGTTTAACTGGCACTTTCATCTGATAAAGAACGCATAAAGTCTGTAAATTTCTTTGCGCTCATAGCTTTAATTTCAGTAGTTTTTATCGCAGTGCCTATTCCTTTCCAGCGCCGATATCTGTCCCTGAAAGTTCTATATGAGACGTCATTAGCAAGTTGCCTTAAAAGACCTTCTCTAG